GTTGCAATAGATTCAAAGGAAGATGTTGAAATTTTGCTTCCACTTATCGAACTAGCCATTATCCCTAACATTGGAGTCATTAAGCTAGATCGCCAAATACGATCCAAGAATTTGCAGCGAGTTTTTTGCAAGTCGCGCCTGAGTTTGCTACACGCAATTTTGGAGTGGCACTTGTTGCACCTGTTGAAATGACAGTTGTTGTGCCAGGAGTAACCGCACCAATCGTAGGCTGACCTGCTCCGGTAATCCAAAACACATTTATTTCAGTTCCAATAGCAAAGTTGAAAGTTGCATCTGTGGGGATATTGAATTGCTGAGTAGCAGCATTGTTCATTGAAAATATATTGCCTTGATCGCCGTCAGCAAATGTATAAGAAGCGGTCTTGGCGGTATAAACGCCGCCTGTCCACTTCAATCCCGAAGTGGTTGTTGAGTTGGCTACCAACATTTGACCATCTGAGCCGACTGCTAAATTGCTAGGTGTTCCAGAAGCAGTAGCGGTAATAATATCGCCTTTAGCGGTAACGGTTGATTTAGGAACATCAGGAGAGGCTATCCAAGCAGGAACGCCGGCAATTACGGCTAATTGATTATTAGTTGCTCCAATAGCCAATGTTGCTGGTGTATTAGCAGCACTAGCATAAGTTAAATCTCCTGTTGCTGAATATTTAGTAGTTACGGCATTAGCTTCATCAAAGTCAATGGCAGTAGGAACAGGATAAATAACTGCTCCGGCGTTGTGAGCTGAAGCAGTAGTTCCATCATACCCGCGAGTGGTAAAAGTAATTGTTCCTGTAGTTCGAGAAGTAGCTAGAATTTTTTCTTCGCTTGATAGCCCTGGATCAATTACTAATGAAAATGAACCAGTAGGCCAGTTAGTATAAGCGGCTATAGCAACGCTCGAAGAACTTGTGGTTATGCTACTTGTAATAGTTGTAGGAGTCGCTGCTCCGTAATACTGCCGTCTTGCCATATTAACCTACTATTTCTCTGAGTTGGGCATAAAAAATACCGCGTGGTTTTCCGTAAATATCTATAGCATCGGGCAACCATTGATAATCATACATTACCACCGGATAAGTAGCATCAGCCACTTGTAAAGTTACTACCGATTGGGTTTGATGAAGGCTAACCAAGTAGTTAATTTCTGCATCTGAATCTTGCGCCCAATCTTTATCGCCGATAGTAACTGTTGGATAAATCAAAATAGGTACATCCCATTGAGCGCTTCTAACTGGGATCGGATAAGAACGCAAAGTCCACCGATTGAGAATTGGACTGTTAGTTCCGTCAGAAGTTAGTTTAAGAACTACTTGAAAAGTTTCACCGTATAACTGCCCACAAGGAAAAGCATAAGGAGGTGAAACGCTACCTGCTGTGTTTGAAGTACCCACAGTATTTGCAGTATTTGTGTCAATATAAGAATCTGATTGATCTGCAACAATAGCGACTTGGATGCTTCCGGCTAAAGGTTCGTGTTTAATATCAATATACATAGCTACTTTGGGATCTGAAATACCATAAGCAATTACTCCGCTAACAAAAGTACCTGAAGGAACTGGAACGCTGGCTTCGCCAACAAGCCCAAATCCATCAACAGTAAAATAACGTTTGCCGTTAAAAGTAATTACAGAACGAACTGCCCCAAGGGTTCCGACTCGAGATCCACTTGAAGTTGTAAAAGCCATTAAGTCAGAGGCATAAGCAGGAACTAAAGGTGCGGTAAAAGTAGTGAGATCCATACGACCAAGACCGCTTGTATAATTGTTGTAATTTCCTAATCCATACCAAACAAAACGATCTTGACCTTCAAAACAATAAACAGGCTGGCTAGTTGTAATAAGTCCACCAATAGTAAGTGAACCGTCTGTATTTGCTTGGCAAAAACGGACACCCTTATCAGAACCGATAAGAATATAACCAAGGTAAGAACCAAGGGATCGGACTATTTCGCCATCTGGAAGTTCACCAGCAACAGTAGGAACATCAAGAGAAGTTCCATCGGCTTTAATTGCGGTGCGGTAAATAAGAGATTTATCGCCAGCATACCCCGCAGCATAAATCTGAGATTGCCCACCAGTAAAATCAACCCAAGTAAAGTTACGAGAAGATAAGTCAAGAAGAGTTGTGCTAAAGGCTCCGCTTGAGGTTATATTATATATTTTTCCCCCGCCAGCAGCCATAAGTCTTGATTTAACAAAACGGACTAAATTGGCAGTTCCAGTTGCATATGAACTATTAGTGCTTCCACCTACGGTTTGTTGGCGAACTCCGTCAGTATTATGGGCAGTCCATACAGTATTTCCGTCAGTACACATAGATAAAGCTGCACTAGGTAGGCTTGATACCGTAGTCCAAGAAGTTAGCGCTCCTGAAGAAAATTTAAGATTGCTTCCATCAATTACATAAAGGTAAGTTCCGGCGGCTTCACATTGAAATCCAGTATTAGTGCTTGAATAAATATTAGTTGTATCATTTAAAAGTTTTAATTGCCAAGGAGTCCAAGGATCAATTCCAAGCCCATCGTGGTATCTACGAAGTTCAGAATTTGCGCGATCTAAATAAGTTTGTCCTTCACCATAAAGCCAAGTTTCTTGCGATCTACGCCAAAATTGTTCAGGAGAAATTGATTGTTCGCCTGGTGTATTAGAACTATCTGCTTGTGCGCGAAGCAATGGAAGTGAAACACGTTTAAAACGAGCGCCCCAAACACCAATAGCGGTGTTATCCCATTGAATACCGTAATAATGACCGCCAATAGAAACAGGAAAAGGATAGGGAACTAAACTACTTCCTGATGATCCAGAGAAAAACGCAGGAGTTGGATCTTCATAAGGCGTATCATATTTAATTATTTCGGCCATAGATTAAGACTTAAAGTTAGGATATAAAGCATCCAATTTGGCTGCTTCTGCTGCGATTCTTTGCGCTCTCATTTGTTGTAATCCACGTGCTGATTGAAGGATTGCCCCTGGTGCTACTTCACCGGCACGGCGAGTATCTCCTTGACCTTCGGTAAAGCTGCGTTTAATTTCTCGACCTTCCATTAAGCGGATAGCAGCGCCTAGTGGTGGCAGATCATAAGCGCTTGGAAGAAGTCCTGTTGAGGAAACGTTTGCGAAAGAAGTAGAAGGCATAGTAAATACTGAGCGATAAACAACACGAACATTATAACCAGGCATAGCAGGTTGAAATAATTGCAATGAAATACCGGAAGGAAACTGGGTATTAATAGCATTACGGTTTAAACGAAAACCATTTGTTGTAATTCGTGGGTTATCTAATTGAGGCCCAGGAGTTAAATATTTAACTTCATAAACTGAAAGAATCTGATCTGATATTGGGCCGAGATCATAACCATTTATTGTTGCGTTATAAGTAAGATCAACGGAATTAATACCAAATAAACCATTAGAAGGTGAAGATAAATCACCAAGGTCATTTCCTAGTTGATCCCAAATTTCATTATCAGTAAAACGTGGAGCTACTCGAACAAGAGAATTAATGGAGGCATTAACATCAGTTGAAGAATCTTCGCCGCCTGAAACAATAGCAGTTTGTCCATTTACTGACCAAACATAAAAAGTATTTAAACCAATACAAAGACGAGCGCCAGCGCGGATACCTTCAAGCGCATAAGAAAAAGTTAAAGTTCCGCTACCTGCGGTATAAGCAACTGCTAATTTATTTCTATTTTCAGCATAACCGCTCATCAAGTATGAACGAGTTTGAGAAATCCAATCGGAGCCTGTTGTCATAAATTCACCGGTGTCGTGTTAGGGTTGTAAACGCTTTTGCCAGTAATTGACTCAATAGCGTTTACTGCGGTTTCGATTTTCTTTGCTTGACCTTGCAAAACTTGTCCACTTTCTACTTCAAAACGAGTTTCAGCCTTAGCCATAAGTTCTGCTGAACCGTCAATATGAGGCGGTTGTAGCCCTTGTGCGCGCAGCGCTTTATAGGCTGGCATATCTTTATTCCAACGCTTTTCGCGGGCTTCTACGGACTCAGCACCGGGCCTACGGGTAGGTGCAGTACCGCTACCAAAAGCAATAGTAGAAACTTTACAAACAAAACAACCTTCGACAAATTCGCCAAGGTGGTCGTTGTGATTAAGTTCCATTACCGCCCCCTTATCATCCGACAATGTTATCACCGTATCCAGCCGCTATCAGGATTGCTTTTTGATTATCATTTATCTCGTAAGAGTGTCCACCATAAAATACTGTTTTTACGCCAGGGATCGCACCAACTACATTGCCATCAGCATCCTTAAGGATGCGAGGCTCCCATAACGGGGGTTGGGTTTCGCTGACCATATTGTTTGTATCTATCCATACATTTATGCCTCGAGGAATAGAAGGCTTGAAATAAGCAAAAGGGCGTTGTTGGTACATAGGAACATTCGGCGTTACCACGGGTACAAGAACCCTAGAAGGTGGTGTAAAAGTTGCCATATCAGTCCTATCTCAAAAGGGTAAAGCGGGGTATGGGCGAGAAAGGTGTTAAGCGCCCATACCCCTAACTTTATTTATTGACCGATTGAAGAACCTGATTCAATGCGGTACAAAGCAGCTTGACGGAATACAGAGTATCCAACGAAGTGCTTCCAACCGATACCTGTGAAACGGCGCAGAGTATCAATAACAGGAACATCAACGATGATAGCTTGCTCACCGTATCCACCGCCTGTTGAGAACGCCTTGGCAAGTGCCTGACGGCCCATAACAAGTGTTCCGTAAACATCTACTGCTGAAACCACTAGAGATAGTGAAGTTCCTGCGTTTACGTTTGAAAGTCCAGCAACAGAAACAGTAAGAGTTGTTGTTGATGGAACTGTTGCAACTACGAACTGAGCGTTGAAGCCAACTTGTGAGGTTGATCCTGTACCTGAAGTAGCAGTAGCACCTGAGATAGTCAATGTATCGCCAACTGCAAGACCGTGTGCGGCTGAAGTTGTAAGTGTTGCAACTGAAGTAGCAACTGCGATTGTTGAAATTGTGTATGAGTTTGTTCCACCATCAGAGAACAAAGGTGCGCGAGGTGTTTCCATAAACTGTACGCCTTGGAAGTTACCAATTACACCGTTGTAGATACCTGAAGGATCTGAGTAAACGTGTGGATCTGACCAGTTAGTTCCACCAGTAGCACCACGGAAGTCATATGAAGCGTCTGGGTGAATAAGACCCTTGTATAGACCATTGAATGTAGGAACGTTGTTCTTACGTAGTGAGGCAACTGCCTTACGAACGTCTGAACCTGCAAGTGTGTTTGTCTTAGCAAGACCGGCACGAGTTGTACCTGAAGTGTAAGCAACGTTTGTACCAGCACCAGCAGCAGTACGGGCAATTCCGTCTGTTGAGATACCAGCGTTCCAGCCAACAATGTTAGCTGCGATTGGGTTTACTTCCATAAATGCGGTTGCGCCCAACTTTGAAGTAAGTTGAACTGCGTTACCGTATTCAAGAGGTGTTACGACTACATAAGAGTCAGACATTGAAACTGGAGTTATGTCTGAAGTTTCTGTAAGTGCAGTTGTTGCTTCTGATAGATCAGATGCGATGGTGAATTGAACCGATACACCACGGTTTGTTGCGTTCGTTGATTGAACTTCTACGAGTGCATCGTAGTATAGCTCTGGACGAAGTGCGTAGTAAGCAAGTTGCTCATACGCTGCCTTCGAGATGTCAAGCGACCTGACCTGTGTTAATGCCATTTGTTAGTTCTCTTTCGCTAAGGGTTAGACGAGTGAAACCCACCCGCCAGGTTGTTCATTTGAAATAGCGATATTGTTATTCTGAAGGATTTTCAATATATCTTCAGGTGATCCCGCATTGCGAATATCATCAAGAGCATTAGACGAAATCGCAGCAGTAGAGCCAGTCGAGGCTTGAGATACACGATTTAGCGCTGCTAGATCACTTTGTACCTCTGGAGTTTCAGAAGTGGCTATTAGACCATATTCTGTTGCTGCTGCCTTGATTGCTTCTGGGGAGATTTCTCCGTCATAGGCTTTGACAAATAACTTACCTGTTGGTGATTCCAAATCAATTCCTGCTTTCATTAGAGCGAGTTCACGCTTAGCAGCATTTGCTTCCGCTTTGGCTTCATTAGCCTCGCGTGTCGCTTGCTTGCCAGCCTTTGCTTGCTTTTCCAAATCACGCACGAACTGACGAGAATCTCTACCGGTTTCGCTAGAGTCATCATCTGTCGTTATATCTAAATCATCATTTTCTATATCGTATTCAGTCATTGCTTTTTCCAATTCTGTATCGCGCATCTACTAGGAAAGTGATACGGCAGGGCTAATAAAACATATTTGGTTCGAAAACCAGAATTGACACCGCATCGCCATCACGGGGCAACCCTTTACTACCGCGTTCGTTTGACCGAGAACGGGTCGGTTGTTGCCTCTTATGCGTTCTAACCTGACGAGGAACAGACTAGGAACAATACTGGAACGCTAGTAAAAGTTTATACATTTGAACTAGAAAAGTCTAGTTATGCTTGAAGGTTCGCAGCGCCAATTCCACCAATACCACCAGCATTAGCGGCTAGAGCGCCACCGGCATTGAACTCATTAACGCGGGTAGCCTTAACTTTGTTCAGAGCCATAACATCATTGGCATTAGCATTAAATTCAGCATTAATCATCTGTTGGTTAGTAAGCGCTCCTGAAACATCGCCAGGAAGCATTTGACCATATTGACCCATTTGACCAAGTTGAACAAAGTGTTGTTGGGCTTGGGCTTGAGTAATGCCCTGGTTGGCAAGAGCCTCAGCTTGATCGGTAGTAAGTTGCCCATTAACGCCCATTCCACCAAATCCTGCTTGAACTGCAGCGCCACCAATTTGCATTGCTTTCGCTTGTTGGGCAATTATAGGAGTTGCCTTAGTTGGATCTAGCGCCCAAGCCATAAGATGACCAGCATCTAACCCATAAGTATCTTTGGCGTATTTAGTAATATTTGGATCGAGTGAAAGAACTGAATCTTGAGCCGCTTGCAAGCGATTTGTAAGATCAACTGTATTAACGTGATTTAACATTAGGCTTCCAAGATAATCTGGGGTATCAAATATGCCAGAAGGAACATTAAATTGTTTTAAAATTTCTTTATCGGCTTTCATCTTAGCAAGATATTCGCCTTCAGTTATTCCTTCACCCATAGCATTTAATTTAGCCATAGCAGGAAATACTGTTTTATATGCATCGCTTGCACGAATACCGTTAGTCGGATCATCCATAATAGCGTTAATATCATAACCCTTGTTCCACATAGTCCAAGCATTAGCGGCAAGAGAACTTAATCCAGCACCATTTAAAGCATCGGTAATAATTTGCAATGCGCTTTGATTGCTGCCACCACCAGGTTTTACGGTTGAAGTAGTTGCTTGAGTTTGCCCACCACCAGTAGCACCGCCACCACCGCCACCAGAAATAGGATATTGTCTCCATTCGCCCGAACCTGGTGAACCAGGAAGGCTTAGCCATTGCCATTGATATCCTTTGTCAGGGGCAGTATTAGGCGGGGTATTTCTATTAGAACCAGGGCTTGATGAAGCTGCTGATGTAGGTGCTGCAACAACTGGTGTTGATTGAGTAGAACCTACAGCATTGACAAATGAATTGCCTGACATTGGGTTATATGCTGGCGCAGCGCTTGGTGCAGCACTTGATGCAGCATTAATTCCAGCAATAGCACCAGTTACTTTAGGTGCATCTGGAGTATTTGAACTTATTGGGTCATAAAATGCCATTTACATTTTCCCCGATCCCTGACCAAATATACCTTTAATGCTGGCAGCCAAATCATAAGCATCATTAATAGCCGTAGGAGATTTGTCATAGCCGTATTGCGGGTCTGTTTTTACTTTATAAAGAACATCATTTAAATTAGGTGCTTCAGTTGCCCCTATTGG